ATCTTTAGATGGTATATGCCATGTATCATTTTCATTCTTTTCTAATTTATCACATACATCATAGAATCTATAAAATGATGATTTACTAAACCTATGTTGACCTTTTACTTTTTGCATATAGCAACTTCTTGAATAGTCAGCAAGTTTTGCGAATTCAGTTTCAGATAAGTTGTATTTAATTCTATACTTTTCAAACATATCAATAATCTCAAAATGATTTGACTTAGTAAAATAATAGTTTGGTGAATGTCCATTTGACATTACTCTATCTTCAATGGTTAATTGTTTGTCCATAGCTGAATTATAATTTCTTGGTTTAGTTAATCTTTTTATTATCTCAGGTCTTGTATCAACATCTGTATCAACATAAAATCTTGCAGTTTGCATTCCTTGAGGTGCTATCATAACTTATCGAATTACTTGTGTTTTATGTTCGTAGATTTCAATACCATCAATCTTAACCACACCGCATTTCTCCATAGCCTTTGCAAGTGGTGTTAGCAAATCTTGGTAGTCTATACATTCAGCAGCAAATAATACATTAAGTACCATTGACCAGTTCACTTCACCATTGATTCTTGCTTTCTTAGTAACCCTAATGTTCTTAGGTTGCTCAGTATTGATGCTAACTGCTTGGTCAACAAAGTAACCAGCTAAAGTATTGAATACATCAAAGGGTGCATCTTCTAATGCTTTCTCAGATTCAATCCTTAGTTTCTCATTTGCCTCACGTTGCACCTTTTCAAGTTCTTCATTGTAGGCTAACATCTTAATTTTAGCAGATTCAATATACTTCTTAAGTGGCTCAACTGCTTCTTTCTCCACGTCCATGATTTGCTTCTTGTATGCATCAAGTGGTGATGTAATAGCCTTACGACTCGTTTCAATTGATTTAACGACTTCATTTGCTAATTTGATAGTATGCTCAGTAATGTCGTAAGATAGTTTGTCTTCGACCTTATTTGGTGCATCATTGATTAGTTGTTGAGCCTTGAGATTATTAGGGTCATTAATAACTTGGTATAGCGAATCTATTTTTAATGTGAGTTCTGCTTTCATAGTAAAGGGGTTTTTAAAGGGGGCATTATTTACCCCCTTATTGATTAATTAAAAAGGTAGTTTTGTTGGGTCTTCTGAGTCACCTTGCATCCATTCAAAGTCACTTGGGTTAACTGGTTTCTCTACTTCAAAGGTTGGTGGTAAGTTGCTAACTGAATACTTAGCATCATTCATTTGAGATTCCATATAAGCTATAAATTCATCACTCAACTTAATCTTATCCTGAACAAACTCAGGTAACTTTCTGAATGCATCCATATCAGGTTGCTGAGTTGAGAATACAAGTTGTGGATTAACCGCTGGTGGACATACCATACCTTTAGGAACTGGTGTAATAGTTTGAATGTTGGCAAAGGTCTTATCACCGCTTTGTTTGTGGATGATGTTGACCATGCATTCCTTACCAAGTAGATTGAAGATGTTAAATGACTTAGCCTCATTATCGGTTAAGGTCTTACCCATCATTGAATGCACATCTTTTCTTAGTGTAGACTTTTCGTGCATTGATAAGGTATACATATTACGTGCATAGAATGGCTGCTCACCTTTCTCAGGGTCAAAGACTGCCGTTTCTAATGGTAGTTCAAATAATACTTGAACCTTTCTTTTCTTACCGCCAAACTGACCAGTTTGTTCAGTTGTACCTAAGTCAATGATTTGGTAGATACGTGCAAGATGCATCCCTACTGGTGCTATCTTATTAGTGTAGTTTGATTCGCCTCCTACTGGAGCATTTAAAGTTGGTAACATAAGTAATTGAATTTATTGGTTATTGATTAAAGTGATTTAAACATGATGTGTGATGCCTCTTCTAACTTAGCCATTGCTTTGTCGAATGCCTCTACATACTCTTCTGTAGATACTGCAATATAGTCACGATAGATAAGAGGTACATTGTGATACTCTTCTTTGTGGAATTGTCGTGCCATTACCGCACAATTAGAATCGCATCGGGTAAAGATACCGCTATAGCATCCATCAGTTACTACAGATACCATTGAGCCGTTCAAATGGTCATAGTGAAAATAGGTGTTACCCTCTTGAAGTTTGAAAATAGTTGATGTGTTCATAGTTTATGAATTTAAGATTGATTGATTAGAAATTTATAAATGAAAAAAGTAGGGAGGTCTGAGCCTCCCTTAGTTGGTTAGATTAAGCCTTGTTCTTTTAATGCTTTTTTAACAAGTTTTTTGCTTTCTTCAAATGATTTGCCGCTTAATAGCATTTCAATTTTTATCATTGCGATAAAACCTTTTTCAACTTGTTCTGTGATGTATTGTTCGATGTTCATAGCGTTTGATTTATTAATTAGTGATTGATTGTTTGACAAATGTAAAACTATATTTTGATTCTGCAATACTTCTATCAAAATAAACACAATTATTTTTACTTACATTTCGTAATTGACTGATAATGAAATACAAAACTTTACTATTATTTTACTTGGCTACTCAATCCAATACCCAATAATACCCCTACACCAACTTTAAATGCAGTTGATTTATACCACTTAGGTTCTTTCTTGACATAGATATTGGATAGGTTAGTGATTGACATAGTAGGATTATCAATGTGTAATCTAACTACACTATCTGTTTTTCTCAGCAACCTATTAAATAGACCATCTCTTAATGTATCTCCTACCGAATAGGTCAAAGTACCATTTGATACAATTGAATCTATTACAAGGCTTCCTAACGTGTCAATCTTACCATCAATAGAATACCACTCACTATAATCTGAGAACTCAACTGGTAACTTAATGTAACTGGTTGAATCAATTGTGATAGGTTCTGCAAGTTGTATCTTAGTTTCTACCTTAGTCTTATACTTAATCTTGACCACCTCTTTAGGATTGCGAATAGCAAGTAGTTTTATTGCCATATCCCTTGAATCAATCTCACTTTGATAGTTAATAGCTTGGCTTATTAACTTACTTGAATCTGCCAAGTGTTGCACCTTATAATTCTGAACCTCTTCTTTCATCTTACGATAGTCAATGGTCAACTGACCATTCATGCCACAAGTATGAATGAAGATAAGCAGCATAATAATACTACCTACAATCATTAACACCTTATCAATTGAGTCAAATTTACTTTGTTGCATAACCACCAATTAACTTAATAAACTTTTCCCATTGTAATTCAAAGCATGACTTATCTCTTAGGTTAGACCTCAATACATTCTTAGCTACATAGATTGGCATTTCACGTTCAGTTACATAGTGCTTAACAACATTAAGCAATCTTTCATCTGCTTCGTCTTCGTCCATTGGTAGCATACATTCTCTCATAGCTGCCTTGTTGCTTTCTTAACCAATAAATGAACTGCTATATCTAACCTCTTCATTGAATCATCTACCATCTTCAATAGTTCAGTTTGTTCAGCATCATCCATCTTACCATCTTTGTCAAGTAACAACTTAACTACACCAGCTACTGAGGTCAAAGGCTGCCTTAATTCGTGACTAAGCATAAATCTAAACTCTTCTAATAACTGCTTTTGTTTTTCATGTTCGTGAGATGTGATGCTGGTCACATCAGTTATTTGAAAACCAATAAAGTGAAGTGAACCAAGTATAGCGTAGCAGTTCCACAAGTTCCATCTTAACCCACTATTTTTCTGCTTAGTTCGTGCGTAGATTCTAACTGGGTTAGGTGTTAACTCAATGGCTCTCTTAACAGATGCTACATAATCATCTAACTCAGTATCATCTGAGATTATATCACTTACCTTCTTAGGTTTGATGTGAGATGAATACTCTTTAAACAAATCATTTGAGCGCAATATCTGACCTTCATAGTCAGCAACTACATAGAGTAGGTCAATTGAATTAGCTAAGATATAGCGTGTAGACATCTCTATGCACGAACTATCTTATTAATCTTACCTATCATTTCTGCCCAAATAAAAACACTACGATATAGCCATATAGAAGTAGCTAATAACATTAACATCATTACAATTGAGTTCGATAAGTCACTATATAAGTAGTCTTGAACCATCTTATTTTCACATTTTTGTATAGAATAAGGTTTTAATTCAAACTTTTCACCCTTAATTAACCACTTAGCATCACAAGGTTGGATAGTATCCGATGCAAAAAATGGTATTACTGGTATTGTTTCAACATCCACCTCAACAATTGGCTCAAATTTAGTTAATTTTTGGTGAACATATAGCGTTTCGCCCCATTGATTTTGATAGAGATACATAGAAGTATCTCCCATGTAGTGATTTATAAAGGTAAATGGTTCAGGTTGCTTGATTTCCTTACGAATAACTACATAGGTAGTATCATAAGTAATCTTAGAAATGGATTGAATAGTATCTTTTACCCCTTCAATCATTGTTACCCCCTTTCTCAGTTGGTTTCCACACCCATTTTAAGGTAACAACCGCACCAATGATATAGGCGAATGACTCTTTATCTATCTTCTTGGTAAAGAATAGCCAAAAACCAACCACAGATATTAGTGAGCCTATAGTCAAGTGCCAGTACACCATAAGTAAGTCAGCTATTTGTTTAAATTTCTTAGGGTCGATAGCCATATTCACTATACGACCACCTTAAAATATAGTTCACTTTCTTTTTTCCTTCTTTTAACCAAACCTTGCAACACTTTACCACCACCTTTATTCCATTTAGCGAACTCTAAGGCTATATTTGGGTCATTAGGGTTACTAAGTACCTTTTTAAGCAAGGTAGATGAACCTAATGCACCTAATCCACAATTAAAGGCAAATGATACAAGTGCATCAAATTGATATTGTGTTAACTTGACTGACTTAGTGTACTTAGATACGTATATGTCAAAGTCTTTAAGGGTTGCAATCAGTAATACTTCTGCTTCGTCCTTATCTCTTAGCACATCTCCCATCTTGACATTAGATTTGTCAGGATAAAAGGTGCTTCCGTAGCCAATTGTAGCCACACCAGCACTACACTTGTAGGCATTGAGTCTAAGACCTTCAAATTCCTTGACCAATTGAATACCAGTCTTACTTATATTCATATTTTATAGTGTAAGAGTCGGATGCCGTTAGATGAGGTCTTCATTAGATGATAACATAGTTAGCAATGAGATTAAATTCATAAGTATCACTTGATGAATTTTCTGTTTCAAATTGAAATTCAATTTCAGAACCATTACCATTGTTTGTATTTATTATCACTGCACCTCCAGTAGTTTGTGCTTCCATTAAATTACAAATAGCAATTGAATCATGAGTTGTTAAAGTTGTTGCAAAAGGTAAATCAATAGAAAATTCTGCAATGTTATCAGTATTAAATTCAATTCTTAATTTAAAAAAAAACTGAACAAAATTGCCAGTTTTATTATACCAAGATACACCACCAATAGCAGCAGCAGTAAATGTACCATTTATATTAGTAAATGTCGGAGTCCAACTTCCGCTGCTAACAATGTTGCCCACCTCAATCTGCGAAGATGTGCCTTGAGGTGACTCGGTCGTGTTGCTCACGTCAACAATGTAGAGCAAGTCATCACTTGCCGCTGATGTGATTGTTGTTAAGTCTGTAATTTTTACTCCTGCCATGATGTTAGTTGTTTAAGATGTAGTTAACTGCCTCAGCTGAGGTCGTGAATTTGATATTGTTGATTGTGAACTGCTCGATGTTGATAAGGAAAACCCCGACATTAGTGCCTAAGTGCAAGGAGTTGTCATCAACCACTTCGCACAATTCCACTTGCGATGCTATTGCACCAAGTACAGATGTTGTAAAAGTGACAAAGCCACCTTCAATAGTTATGTCTATCATTGTTTTTGGATTTGGAAATATGATAAAATTGTTGAATCAACTGCTGAACCATTTTGAATTGCAAAGATTATATATTGGTTAACCGACCAATCTATATTTGAATTTGTTAATGCTCCATTTAATGCTTGTGCATCTGTATATATATTTGATGGAGCATTAGCAGTCTGACTAATTATTGTGGATTTAATTACTAAATTTCTATCGATACCAATATAGTTTTGACTGTTATTTCCAGTAGATGATGTTGTAATTAAAATCGGAGCTGGTGATGTTAATGAATCTGCTGTATTTATGTAACTTCTTAATGTAATTAATCCACTAGAACCAGTCTTACCAATTCTCGCTTTTATCTGTACAATATCACCAACTGCAAATGTATTGGCTGGGATTAACTGACTTACTACCTTTACATTTGTAGTTACTCCAGTTACTGCTGCTTGGTCTGTTGTGTTTTTATAGCTTAATGGAACGCCAATACTTATATCACCACTACCAAGCAATGAAATCGAGTTGATGGTCTTAATATTCGTGCCGCTTACCAGTGCCGCTTGTTTACCATTAAATGTTGTCCAATCAGTTGTGCTTAATGCACCTCTGTTAGTAGCTGATGCAGTTGGTAGGTTAAAGGTGTGAGTATCTGTTGCAGATGATATTGCGAAGTCAGTGCCCGATGTTCCTACTGCGAAGTTTTGCACTTGAGCAGTCAAGCCGTTTAAGGAATTTAGACCAGTAGAGAATGTTGTGATTACTTGACATAAGTGACCATTCTCAGTATGCAGTTCAATCGTTCTACCTGATGTGTTTACAAAGACTCTTAGTGCTAATCTATCAGTTACTGCAAGGGTTGTAGCTGGTACTGCCAATGCAGTAAAATAAGCATCTAATGTAGTTCCGTTTGTAATGCCTTCAGGTGTTGCTGAGTCATTTGCAATTGATGTGAATGTAAGTCCTATGGTATCATACTTTAGCAATTCAACATAATATGATGGACTACCACCACTTGATGTTGCTCTGAAATATAGTTCTAAATTCCAATTACCCGCTGGTATTGATAAAACACTTGGGTCATTTGCATCTGTAATAAATTGTGCAATCAATCCATTACCTTGAGCATTAGTTCTTGTAAATGTAGTACCACCTCCAAAGACTGGAGTTTTACTCATTTCATAATAAGTAGAACCACCAAAAGTACCTTGATTAACTGAACCATTTAAATAGTAACTTACAGATGACCCACCTCCACTTGTTGTTGGAAAGTTTGCAAGTTGACCATCTCCACGAATGTACTGAGTTGATAAACCATTTGCACTTACAGCTAATGTACCACTTGTTGTAATTGGATTACCAGTAACAGAAAATGCAGTAGGCATTGTTAAGTCTACTGATGTTACACTACCAGTTGGTATAGTTGGAAATGGTGTAGGAGTTCCTAAACCATCTAAGTAGTCAGTTATAGTACCAGTTGGTACATTAAACTTACCATCAAATGTATTCCAATCAGTAGAACTTAAATAACCATCTGTACTACCATCTGCTTGAGTAATGCTAATATCGGGTGTTGTACCACCAGTTGAAGACATTGGTGCAGTTGCAGTAACATCTTCTACTATTGTTGCTGGTAGTATTGGTATAGTAGGCTTGTTAAGAATCTCACTTAAACCACTTGTAGAGTTCCAATCACTATTTACTTGAGCCGCTGGTATAGTAGGTTTATTTAGTATCTGATTGTTGCCACTTGTTGCATTCCAATCTATAGGTCTTTCAATGGTTTGAAAACCAGCACCAAGATTAACCCAATATGTAGTATTAGTAGGTAATAATGAATCATTGTTAGCAATGCATCTGTAGATATTTCCATTGTACCATACTACATTACCTATTTGATACTGATTACCAGTTAATGTTAAATGGTCAGTTGAGAATGCAATGGCAGTCATTACACCGCCACCACCACCACCACCAATTGCTACTAATGGGTCATCAGTAGTACCATTACCAATGATGGTCACACCATCTACTGCTACTTCAGTCAAGCAAGGTATACAAGGTTGGAAGTCAGGTAGTGGAATGTCACCAGTAGAACATACATCATAGCACCCATCTTCACTTGAACTAACTACAGATACATCAACATCAACCGCAACACAAGCCCATTCATAGTTAGCAGTCAAAGATTTAATCTCATTGACATATCCATTAGGTATTACCTCATATTGAATAACACCTATAGATACTTTGAAATCAGGGTCAGTACCACTAATTAATCTGTAGATACGTGATGCAATCCAATCTTGAGAATCTTCACTATCGCAAGGTAGATGTGACTTTCTTACAACTGCATAAGCAGTCAATGGAAAGGTAGTTTGATACAATGTTTTGCATCCACTAACTTTTAATGATTCAGTTTTAGTAACTGATACCTTACCTCTTTTTGACCAAAATAGAGTTCCTTGTTTAGCATCAAAATTAGTTACCACCTCCGCTTGACCATTACCAATATAATGTACCCATGCCTTTTCATTACCATTGGCATTAAGTTCACATAGTGGGTAGATTTGGTCAAAGATATTAGCAACCTCAACTCTTTGATTAAGTCTTTCTATTATCGTCTTTAGTAGGTTCATTTCAATAATTCGTTTATTGCATTAACAACATATTGACCATGAAGTTCTAAGAACTCTTCTTGCTCCATATCAGTAGGTTGAAATATAAATCCATAACCTTTAGAATATCTATTACCAAACTCAAGACCATCAATCTTAGCATCTTGACTTTCATCAATATTCAATTCCCATGATAAGCCATCTTTAACTTCACCAGCCTTAGTGAATGCACCAAATAAACTACCAGTTAATTGTAAAGGTAATTTAGCAGATGTCTTACTTTTTAATTCAGCATAACCACCAGCAAAATAAAGTGACTTAATTGGTTTGCCTTTCTTAGTCTTACCCTTTGAATCTGTAGTAGGTTTGCCAAATTTAAATGATGCTGGTGCATTTCTTAATGACTTAGGGTCAACATAAATTGGTGTAGATGAATATGCGTATGTTGGTAGTTTTTGCATATCACTATTATAACCACCACTTGAACCAGTACCAAATATTCTTTTTATCATTACCCTTTTAAGATTATTACCAGCACGATATAAGGGTACAAATTTAGTAGCCCACTCTTTATTAAGAGCATCCAATCTAAGATTCATTTCCTTAATCGTAGGCATCAGGGTAAAGCAGTTACGTATTTGTAATTTTTGTTACAATCAAAACAATGTCTATCATCAGGCAGTCTCATATTGGTCAACATTGCACTTAACTCTTCATTGTATCTTGATTGTGCTATATCTCGTGCAGCAACCAATCCTTCAGTAGCATCAGCAGTTGCAAATATTTTTTGACCCTTGTTAATAGATACCGCAGTATTGACTCTCTGATTAGGTGAGATGGTCAAGGCATAGTTAAAGATTTCTACCGCAGTAGCATAAGCTAAAGGCATTGCCATCAATCCACCAATTGAACATAACCAACTTTCTCTATCACAATTCACGTTATAAACAAAGGACATACCCTGAGTATACTTTTTAGATGTTGATGATAAAACGTTGAATCCATCAGTAGTTAATTCTATTCCAATAGCATCTACGAAAGGGCAAATGTGAGCCTCTTTCAAACGTCCTCCACAATCAGTACAAGCACCTTTCTTAGTAATCATTTTGGTGGTATCGTACAATGCCTCATAGACAAATGCTAAATCTAACTTTCTACGTTTTGCCTTAAATGTTCTACCAATAAACTCTTCTACTGCTTCACTTTGATAATCAAACGTATCAATTAACTTTAACGTAGCCATATCAAATACCAATATCTCTACTGGTGTAGACATTGTGTAAATGTCAATCTTTAATTGACTGAGGTAAAAGTTTAAGAATGATGTATTGTTTGGGTCTATCTTAACACGAATACCAGCATACCTACCAGCACCAAGTGCCAAATCAATATTACTTGCATTGGTTAATACCTGACCAATTCTTTTATTTTCAATGATAGTATCTGCTTTCATTGTAGCTTGAAGTCTTGTAAGTATATCACTACTTAACTTTCTCCAAGCAAAGGCTCTCTTACCTTCAAACAATTCTATACCAGTATTATATTGGTCAGTTATTAATTGACCTAACAGAGTGGTGTTAATGCCTAAATCATCTATAAATAAACCAGTAGATGGCTCAGATAATTGGCAGCCTTTCAAACCTAAAAGTTTTTCAAAGCACATATTTTAGTTTTTTCAAAGTTATAAAAAAGGGTGGGCAATTAATCACCCACCCCTCAATTTATTGTGATAGTAAATTGTCACCATCTTGACCCATCAATTCATCTAAGTTTTCACTCAGTAGAAATTGTGGGCTATCTATGGGTTTACAATTGAAACACAATTCACATAGTTCACACCAGCGAATTTATCTCCAGCCTCATAGATGTCAGTCGGTAATGTAACAATCTTACCAATAGCAGTTACGATAACAGAAAGGTTACCGCAATCATCCTTAAGAGTCAAGTCAACTGGTACACCAGCTGGAGTAAATGCAATTGTACGAGTGTAACCCATACCTACACTTGGTGTAAAGTTTGAGTTCCATTCAGCAAGGTTGTAAGATAACCATTGGATAGCACCAGCAGTTGTAATTAATGCAGATGTTTGGTCACCTTGTGCAGCAGCTAATCTTGAATCATAAGCAAAGCCAAAACCATTTTGTTGAGAGATTGCTAAGATATCAATACCACTTGTTGAGCAGCATCCAGCCTTAACTGCATTAGCGTAGCGTTGCATAGCAGCACCACCGAATGCAATTGGAGGTGCTGGGTAGTTAGCCATTGCAGTAGCTTGAGTAATATCAGCAAGTGCAAATGGGTTAACCTCATTTGAACCATTGATAGTTGCAATTTCTAAGCAGTCACCAGTAACTGTGTAGAAACCTTCAACATCAGTACCCCAAGAACCGATAGCAGCAACCGCTTGTGTAGCAGCAGCAGTAGCAACTTTTCTATCAATTACGTCCATAAGTCGCATAACTGACTCAAGGAAATAAACACTATTGTCTTGACAATGACGTGCGATGTCTGCTCCTGAGATTAATTGAGATGCTTGGTAAGTATCTGTAGTCTCAAGGGTGTAAGTTGTTGTAGTGTCACCATATACATTAGTAGCAGTACAATTGGTAATGTCTGCACCTTCTACTACTTCTGTTTCAGGTAGACGTTGAATCCATCGTGCTTCAACCGTGCGTAATTTACCACCACCAGTAGATACTTGTTGACGGATTAATTTAACATTTTCAGGTGAGTTAAGATACTCAAGAAAAGGTAATGACTCACGTTGACCAACCTCAATGAAGAGTTGACCAAGTGGTGCTTGGATATTCGGGCATTCCGATAGTATACGAGAAATTGACATTGTTAGTCGATTTAAAAGTTAGATTAACACTAATTCAAGGTTGTGTTATACACCTACTTTTTTGTCTTGTTAAAGTCAAGACTGACTACTTTGTCTTTTTGCGTGGCTAATTTACAAAAATATTTTAGATATTATTTGTTTTTATCAAATCGTTTTTAAGGCATCAAATAAACGATTTAAGACACTCAATGTATTTTTGATACTGCAATACCTTTTTAAAAAGATAATACTTTCGACTGATATTCAATCAGTTACAAACATAAAAAAAGGGTAACATTTCTGCTACCCTTCCCCCATTTACTTAATCTTCGCATAAAAAGTAAACCACTATGAACAAACAAATATAATAAATTACATACCTAAAAAACGTGGATTAACACTTTTTGTTTTGTTAGATTGTACTGGTTCAATAGCTGGAATGTAAGCACCTCTTTGATTAATAGGTTTACCTTGATGAACATTTTTTTGGATGATACCAGCATCAGTAGCTTCTTTTAAAAGTACATCTGAGATACCCAAAAATGAACCAGCCTTTGCAGTTGACTTAAGACGTTCACCACTCTTCTTATCTTTAACAATTGCGTTACCATCATCTTCTAAATCTATCACATACTTTTCTGCAATGACAGATTTGAAACCACGTAGAGTAATGTCACTAACTGATGGGTCAATCTTGATAGCAGTAAGTTCTTTCTCAAAGATTGAGTTGATTGAATTAACCTTAGTCTCTTCTTTTACTTTCTCTTTGTACTTTTCAAACTGAGTCATTACATCTTGACGTGCTGAGTCGACATCATTGTGTTTCTTTTCAAGTGACTTATACTTAGACTCCCATTCTTTGATTAAGGTCTCTGAGCCGTTACCTGATGCTCTCTTTTCCCATTCCTCACGTTGTGCTTCAAAGGATTCTTTAGCACGTTCAGATGCGCTCCTAAGTACCTCTTCTACTTTCTTATCTTTGAAATCGTCCTCAGTAAGTACAATACCAAATGGTTCAAATGCTTTACGTGCAACATTGGTAATGCTACCAGTAACACGACCTATCTTAGAAGATAGCTCCTCACTTTTTATCCATTGTGCTGTAAATTTTTCCTTCGCTTCTTCGATTGATTCTGCGTTTTCGAGGTTTAGGAATTTCACTAATTCCAATGCTTCTGCTTCCTTCATTGTTGTTTATGTTTAGTTCAATTGGTTTAAGTTCTAATTTGCGACCTCCATTATATATTAAGAGTTCAGCAACCATATTAGATACCTTTTTGATATCTCCATCAGGTGTTACTATTAAGTTCATTGTGTAAATATAATAATATTTTTGATTGTGTTATATTGGTGTAAATCCTTCAGCTTTTGCTCTTGCCTTAACTGATGGGTCTACTAAGTCAGATTCAATTGGCACTAAATAATGTCTGCAATTCCAACCACCAACAAAAGTAAATATTGATTTAGCATCAGTACCTTCAATACGACCAGCCCATGTACCATCTTCAATATCATCAATACCTCCTGAGTTTTGACCATTACCCCACTTTTCAATTTCTCCCTTATGAAATACCTTACCTTCACGATGCTCACAAAAAGGTCTTGTAGTTGGAATCTCACCGCCTAAGTATTCAAAGTAGATAGCACCAATGGTTTCATTTACCGCTGCTGAATAAGACCTATCAGCAACCGCTTGAGCCGTTAATGCAGTAGTCTTAATATGTCTTAATAAAAAACCTTCATTAGCATCAGTTCCAAGTATAGTACCTTGTAGTGCATTGATAGTATCTTTAAGTGGCGCACGTGCTGAAATGTTAACCACCAATTGTTCTAAGAATGGTTGAGTAACATTATTCTTTAATCCACTACCAATGAAAGTATCAATGGCATTGGTCTTAGATATTTGAAGTAGCTTAGTCTGAGCAGCCGTTGGTTCAAATGCTGGGTCAAACTTTTGAGCCACTTCATTAGATAACACCACACCTTCATCAATAGAGTTAAGAAAGGTTTTTATAACTGCTTGGTATTCCTTACCAGCTAATGCCTCATTTAACTTATCTGCTATGATTCCAATACGTGCTACGTTGTTATCACTCTGTATGATGTTACCAGTAGAATCTACTTCTAAGTCATTGATAACTGGTAGCAGTTCTTTCCATATCTTTAGCTGCACCTTATCGGTAGCAGTAGCCATCTTATCAGGTGTGCTATCAAAGAGTTTAATCTTTTCTTTTACAATGTCACTAAGCGATGCCACTCAATAGATTTTGTTGTGCTAATTGGATAGGGTCTAATACCTCTCTTACCTTACCTACCGCTGCATCACGTAGTTGTACTATCTGTTCTTGCATTGGTTGGTCTAAGAAGTTTTCATAC